GTATTTACGGATTTCCCGGCGGGATAACCACAAAAAACAGTGTGCGTGCCGCTACTCAGGGTTATTTGACTATCACTGTTGGTGCTTGCAAGCACGGTCGTCCTAGCCAAGGTGGTTCCCGACAAAGTATACGTCCCAATACCGACTTCCCAACCAGTACCATTAGCGTCTTCGATAACATAATGGGTTGTATTGCCGTCACCAATAGCAGAAAAAGCCTGATAACCAGTCACAGCTCCGGCAAGAGTTATCGTCCCGGTTCCGGTAGTTGTGGTAGTTTCTTTTACTCTATCTTTAAGTACTAAAGCCATTGCCTATGCTCCTTATAAAATTAAGCAAAGGTAATATCAAAATCACCCGCCGAAATGATAAACTGGTCTGTATTCTCAACAAACTTAGTGGCTGTCAATGACCCATACAGCAAAACGTTTCCAGTCGTGGACGCATCTGCTATAAAAACACCCGACACATGACCCCATTCGCTAGTTGCGGCAGGAAATGTTATAGCGTTTTCATTATCTGTAAGACCGTTAGTAGAGCCTGCGCTCCAGTATGAATCTCCGCGAATACTACCAACTCTAGCGTAAGACCCACCAGATAATTCATGGGTAAGAGTTCCAGCCTCAAGTTGAGCTGCATCGTATTTACCTACTAGCCCCACATAAACGTCTGGTTGACTATAAGACGTGCCCCTCAAGAGGTGGTCTATAAGCTTATTTTCCAAATAGTTTGACATTGCAGTCATGACATATACTCCTGTAATAATATGTATAAATTATAGTGTGATAATTCCCGCGACAACCTTGTCTACATTCAAGTTATCTATGTAGGGTCTTTCAGGTACCGGCTTCCTTCCGTCTAATGTAATATCTTTATTTCTTACATCATCAATATTAATCCCCAAGTCTTGAGCCAAATCCCAGTAAGGAACCTGCCACTGTCTCTTGGCGACCATATCTGTTCCGCTGATAGCTGACGATTGTCTATCGCTGGCGGTGTCATTGGAAATTTCTGTAACTGTGTCGTTTCTAAAGCCCGATGAATTTAATATCAACAGATGTTTTTTCTCTATTTCTGTAAATGGCCAACTGCTATTTTCGGACTTCAAACTGTCTGAATGGGCTTCTATATCGTCCCACATGGCATCTATATCTAATTCTCTCGAATCTCCATACCAAATTTCTGATCCAGAAGACCCAAACACTTTGTGTCTAGGGCTTTTTAGTCTGTTTTTAAGGAATTCCGAAACGTCTATACTTTCTGCTCCAAGAATTTCTTCTCCTAGTGTTGATAGGTTTATTTTCTTCACCGTATCAGCTCCAGTGCGCTCAAACCTATACAAAGACGCTCTTTCTAGGTATTTCATGAGCAATGAATCATTAACTCTCAACCCTGTAACATCGTCAAGAGGAAAGTTATTTACATTGCATATTACCTGAGCATTGGTTAAATGTATGCGCTCGTAAGAGAACGCCTGCACAATATCCCCATCTTTATATGAGGTGTCGCCTTCTACACTGTTTGTTTTTATTAGCAGTTCCATACTTTACCCCTAAGTTCATATTAAAGCTCATTCAACTATGTATACACAAAAACTACAAAAAAACCGCCCCATTGTTGCCAACAGGACGGTTCTTTAAACTCAGGTAAAGTACCTAAATTAGAATGAGCCAGCGAGAACTCTTCTATTATCTAGTACACCAAAGCCGATTTCAGCCCAGCCGTAATACCCTTGGCGTTGATGTCGGTGAAGAGCTTCGTCTTCATAAACTTCAACTTCCTTTTTAAGAGGCATTACAAAACTATCGCTACTTGCTTGGTCAAGACCAATGATAAGCTCGACGTCTGTACTAGCCAACGAACCACCAAGATCACTCGTGAAGTAATTTTGATATTCTTGACCGTCACCAAACTCGAACAAGTCGTGCAAGTTAACACCGAAGAGTCTCGTCAAAGGAGCTCCGTCGTCAGCCGATTGATAGATTTCACGTCGTGAAACTTCATCAAGCTGATCGACACCCCAGTTACGGATATCTTCAATAGCTTCTGGAGACAGGTACATGTCTGTAAGGCGGCCGTTAGCGGTAACGCTATTACCACCACCATTACGTCTCATAACTGTCTTCATGAGCGAAACAATACGCTTGGTAAATTGACCAACCGCAGCGTCTGCATCATAAACTAAAATATTTCTATCAACAGCAGCGGCGAGCAATGTGTGCCAGCCATCGTCGTTGATCTTTTTGACAAAAGATGATTCCAAAACCTGCATTGCGCGAGCAACAACGTTCCAGTTAGCCTCACGAGCATACTTAAGCAAGAAATCAATCGAGCTAGTAATGCCGTAAGTGTTAACCATTACGTAATCGCCTTCGACGCTACGTTCTGGAATACGACCGTGACCCGGATTGGTATAAGCGACATGTTCGCTTTCCGTACCCGGAGCAAGAAGGTCGAGTGGGAATTCAGGGGTTGCGCCCGGCTCAAGTGGCATAGCTTCATAAATTGAAGTTACGACATCGCCGAACAAAACTCCTTTACGTAGTGGCGTTTCCAAAGCTTTTGCGATTTCTCGCTGAGCCTCGATAGCCACTGCTTTATCTGAACTACCGGATTGTTTTAGCAATGCGATGAATTCATCGGAAGGACGTTCTTTCATATTCATATTATTATTCTCCTTTTATGAGCTAAAAATTACGGTAGGTTAATTTCTACTTTGGCATATCCATCTTGGTCTACAGTAGACAAGAATCGACCAATAGCGGAACCAGTTCCGTCGCCAACAATATCTGTAATTGAAAGATTACCACTATGTGCTGGGAAAGCTTGTGCTCCAGCAGTAGGTGTAGTACCTTCAATATTATTGGTGACAACATAGCCTTTACGAAGAATGGTAACTTTACCACCCTTTTGCACTTCATCCTTATGTTGATTAATATGCTGGCGAGTAAGGTCAAGATTGACCATATCGTTCAGCAACAATCCCATAGGGACTTGACCTGAGGCAGATGCTGCATACGTAACCAAGGCTGCGCCCTGATCCATAGCTGCACCACTACCAGCAGTGCTCATCGAAGCAATACCACCTCTAGTAGCAACTTCATTCATGAAGAAACTAATGTCAGTTTGAACTTCATTTCTATCTGATTTAAGAGCCATTATCTATTCTCCTTTTAATTATTTCTTAAGGTTAGCCGTTGATTTAAGTAAAGAACCAAACCAATCGCTAGCTGTCGAGCGAAGTTCAACCGAAGGGTCGTCTTCGTCAATAGCTTCAGCCATTGCAATGTTCTCTTCCACTTCTACTTCTTCGAGATCTTCAGCAGATGCTTCGGACTCGTCAACCTCTTCTTCAAGAAGTTCGTCGTCGGCCTTAGAGGCTTTCTCGTCCTTCTTGTCTTCGTCTTTATCTTCGTCGTCTTTCTTGTCTTTGTTGAGCCAAGGTGGCATTTTTGCAACAATAAACTCGAAAGTCTCTTGATCAAGATCTTCAAACTTAGCAATAGCCTCGTCCAGCTCTTCGCCTTCAAGACCAGCTTCGGTTAAAGCAGCAATTCTCTTTTCGAGAGCGGCGGCTTTTTCAATTTCGGCTACTTTAGCAATAGCTTCTTCTTTGGCGGCTTCAGCTGAAGCCAATGATACCTCAAGTTCTTCCACTCTAGCTAGAGCTTCCGTGACTTGAGACTCAAGAGAGGCAGCAGCCTCGTCTTTAGCAGAAATAGTTTCTTCAAACGTTTGCAATTGAGATTCAATCGCTTCAGTCTTCTGAGTTTCCATCTCCTGCTTCATAGTTTCGTTAGTTAGACGTGCTTCGGCCAACTCAGCCTTTAGCTCATCCAACTGTTTCTGTAAAACATCGGACATTTTAGTCTCCTTTATTGATGAAACAGTAATAAATTTACTTTTACATTCACTAAAACTTTGACTATCATTTAAAATGATACTTCGAGGATTAGCAGGTTTAGAAACCAAGCCCTTGCCAGAGAAAGATATATTTCTTAATAATCTACCCACTTCATAACCCTCATACTTTCCTGTTCCACCATAGGATCGAAGGTGCTTCGACAAAAATGCAGAAGCCTCTTCTCTCGCAACAACTTTGGTCTCACCTTGAGAATTTCTCAAAGCGTAATCAAAATTTGGGAACAAACATTCCATGGATACGAACCATCGGTTTCCTTCCTCAATCTCTTCTATAATATTAGCCATACGTACTTGGAGATCCATATCACTCCAAGACTTATAGAGCACGGCGTTTGTGATAATATTAAAGTCCTCAGGAGAACCAGCTTGACTCCAGTCAACAGTTCCATCTAAAGACTTACCACCAAAATCAACCACATAGTTTCCTGTAATGTGACCAATAATGTCTTTTTCGTCGTGCATATAATTAAATTGTTTGTCTTCGGGAGTTGAGCGTGCTGACCACATTTCTTGGGGGTCAAAAACATCATCGTTTTTATTCCAGCCGCTACTCACCAGAACAGAACTAAGGTAATAAAGATCAAACTGCTTATCTTCTTTATCATCAACGCCCGCATGAGATAAGGCAATAGCCTTTTCTTCATCGGTTATTTCCAGATCTATAGGGGAACAGTACGCAATCGTACAGTTGTTTTCTACTAGGTCTTGAATACCGTCTGCTATTTCTTGTGCATATGCTTTCATGTGAATACTCCTCAAGAGGTAATACACAAAAAATACAGTTTGACTATTTTTTTAGGTAAAACTAGCAAAAGTAGAGGCGTATATATAGCGCATTTCATCAACACTAGGTTTTCTGTTCTGTGTTTGTGAAAAGTCAGCAATAGAGATTTCTATTTCATTCTTAAAACCATCTGATGGTTTTGTATCAGAGTCAATGATAGCTTTTATTACATCCGCATCAATATCCATATATGGCTTGACGCCGGTTAAGATACAGAGCTTGAGATATTCTAGCTGGTCAAACTCTGATTTTGTTAAGCTTCGAGCGTTCTTCTTTTTGAAGTGAGCTAGAGCCATAGGCATAACTAACTCAGAAATATCTTTCTGTGCTTCATAAGCCCATAGCGTAGTAGATACATCGCCCTTGCTGCGAGGTAGAACTCGCTTTTCTTTTCTCTTCTGTTGATCTCTAGAATTATTGGGCCTGCCACCCTTTGGGTCGGGAGATGCAGGATTTGTGTCCTCTACTACTGGTTTTGGGGCATCATCAACCTCTATTTTATTTATCTGATCAATTTCAGATGTAGGAAGACCTAAATTCTCAAGATATATATCATTATCCAAAACGTCTTTGGTAAGCGCAATCTTGGCAATATCTTCTTTGTGTTGTGGGTTGTGATATGGGCCAGCCTTCTTGGGCGCGAGTGCATCCTTAACTCTAGTCCGTTCTTCTCTACGTACTCTAATCTTTTCAATGGCTGGTAACTCTCTAAATCTTTCGAGAAGCGTTTCATGAGATATAATGTCTCTGTCTGCTAATTGAACTAGTAATTGTTTCTGCGCTGCTTCGTCTGACAATATAATTGAGTCGAAGTGAAGTTCTGCGGGAAATCTAAAACCCATAGCTTTCTGGACAAGCTTAATTTCGTGCTGCCAAAACCCTTTTAATATCTCTCGGCCATATTCGAGTCTTTCTACTAAGGTTTTCAGACTGACAAAGTTATTGGTATACCCACCACCAGAGGCCGCGCCAGTTAGGGTTGGAGGAATTCCAAGGCCCGCATATACGCTTGTCAATACTGGCTGGTATTTTTCTGAACCTAAAAATTTATATACCTGTGTACTGCTTTCTTTAAAGTCAATCTCAGGACCCCATACTAAATCCATGGTTCCGCCACCGACGTTACTAGCAAGGATGTCTCTAAGTTTATTAATAGCCGCTTTGGTCGGTATAATCTTATGGTCTAAATCGCCAATTCTCCACAACCTAACGTTAGATATAGCCCCATCAAGAGCCGCTAGGTCTGCGAGCTTCATTTTTTCCAGCATAATAATATCATCAAGGATCGCATAAATCATTGGGTTTGCCCAAAGGTTCCAGTCATCTTTTTTGTAATGGAACATTCTAACTTTGTCTTTATCTAGCGGAATTTCTCTTTCGCCCTGTGCAAACCTTTTCATCATCTCGGTAGGTAAGCTCGGTCGCTTTCCGCTACCAGACATCATCAAAGAATTCACGGTTGTCTTTGATACTTTTAGTACATATTCGAGATCTCCGGTAAACATCGACGCATCAACATTTTTAACATCGACAGCTAAAGGGTTGAGAAAATCATACTTCCAAGGAACCTCTCTCTTGGTAACGTCTATATTTTCAATCTTCATATCTGCGGCAGCAGTACTTCTCTTGAGTTCAGATTCTTTTTTCTTGCTTATTCTAGCAGTGTTTCTCTTTACCGTAACGTTTCCACATCTGTAAAGATAATTTAAGAATCTCTCTGACCTATCTAAGCCACCAATTTGCTCGAACCATTTTCTATAGAATCTTTCAATTGTCTTGTTTGGATGGACAAGAGTAATCCCCTGAGAGGCAAAATCCCCCATCAGATCGATAACATTTCTGATAATGCCAACCTTATCATATGCTTGCATGCATGCCTTTATGATGCGTTTTTGATGTGTTGGAACGGCTTCGCCGGGACGAAAGGCAGTATAATCACCTTTATGAAAACTAGGACGAACTGAGCGAGAAGATTCAATATCTAAGAACGTTCTATTGTCGTAAGCAAAGGACTTTTGTATGCCGTCATAAGCATGAACGGCGTCAGAAGATGCTTCATAGGCCTTGCTGCGCTCTTGGTCGTTTCCCCATGTTAAATAAAGGTCGTCTGCCATTTGTATTGTTCCTTAAACAATAGTATTGATAATTCTATTACATTTAGATATACACAGTATTAGTATATATCGCCCATATTTTCTGTAAACCATGCAGGGCCTTGATACAAGGGGCCATCGTCCTTGTCATTATCGTTCTTTTCTGCCGACTTTTCGGCAAACCCGCCATAGTGGTCATAAGTCCGTACTGTTCTCTCTACAAACATCTGTCTGGCAGACATGTTGGCCATAATCAAAGAAGAGTAACGGTCTTTTCTTAGTCGCCTTTTTCTACCTGCTGCTACCTTTACTTCAGGAGTATCCCACTTTTCTCTACCTAGTCCTGTTTGTGTCATTATAATCATAGATAGCTCATTCTTAAGCTCCTCTATCTCCATAACACAGTCCTCTAGCGTATCATACACTCTTCCGTGTATTCCGTCATCTTCAGCAGAAAGACCGAGACTCACGGCGTCGAAGTCTGGGAATAAAACGAGCTTATCTTCAAAGTCTTTTCTGAGTCCATGATTAGCTTCTGCGAGCCAGTCGTATTTTGCAAACTGACACATCCGCAATATGTGTAATCCGGGTTCGTCATCTGTATCTTTGGGCTTATCGTAATCTATGACCGGCCATATCTTGACCTCGCCCTCCTGAACCTTGTCTTTGTCGTGCAGGGCTTCCATGACGGCTATACCACCACCCTGAGCATCAAGAGCTATTTCCACGCAAGGGAATACCCTCATAAGGTTTCTAATCTTTCTGGCGCAGTATGAATAAAAATCATCCTCCTCAACAAGATGAGACTTGAGCTTCTCTCTATGTTGACTCCTGTTTGTAGTCCAGCAATGAACAATACGTCTATGATCTTTGTTTACCTCTAATACAACAATGCTAAAGTTATCAACTTCTGATGCAGGGTCAACGCCAAAAATATATTGTTTGTTTGGATCTCCCTTTAGCTGCGATTCAAAATTAATATCCTCGCCGTTTATCTTTATGCTGTTTTCTGGAGAGGCAATGCACCCCTCAATTAAAGACCTTTTAAAGAAGCCCTGACTATCTGTAGTAAAACACGCCCCATACTCCATCTGGAAGATACCGGAGTGAATTGTTGCTCTCGCTCTTGCTACCTGACCCTCATCCATAAAGCCTGCGGGAATAGTTGTTACGGGCATACGAATTACAGAATACTCTTCCCAAGCAAAATCCTCTGGAGCATCGTCTCCAAAGATCTCCCTGAGTTTAGCTTTATCGCCCTGACTATTTATGATGTCTCTATATCTCTTCCAATATTCAGCAAAGTGATTGAAATCATAATAAGCGGTACCAGATAAGATAATTTGGTTTGACTTATCATCAGCCAGTCCTGTCTCCTTCTCTTTGTATTCTACCCCAAGCTCAACCGCTTTTTTCTGTCTAGCCTTAGCTTTGACCTTCTCAATAGGGGAGGATGCTACAGCAGCAAAACCAGCAACAACGTTTTCAAAAATCTCTCGTGGAATAGACGCAAATTCGTCTGCAATAATATCGTTCGCACGCTGACCACGAATCTTGCTTCCATCACCCAGAGGTAAACAGGTTATAGTGCTATCTCCAATATGCATAACACATCGGTCAACGTCTCTTCTGGGACCGCTGTTAGAGCCGCACAGATCTCTCAGGACGGGTGCGTTCTTCCAAATGGTGTCCATATACTCAAATAGAACTTTAGACTGCCTAAAGGCCGCACCGACGACAATGATTTTTCGTCTAGGCATAAACAAGGCTCTTAGCAAAGGATACACAGAGAGTAGGAATGATTTACCCATACCACGACTACCGATAAGCATTGGGAATTTCTTGTTCCAAACTTCTTGGAGTATGAGAGACTGAAAAGGGGACAGCTCAATATTAAGAACATATTTACAAACAAAAGAGAAATACTCCGGTCTCATCATGAGCCATGCTGTTCTCTCTAGCATCTTTTCTGGATCGTTATCATAAAAAAGAAAATCCATAGGGTTGAATAAATCTTCTTCCCTTAGGTCTACGCCTAGCCAAGCATCCTCTATAGTCTTTATTATGTTTTTTTCGCTCATATTTTTTTCAATAGGGTTTCTACAGAGTTTTTCCCTCTAATTAAAACATCGGCGAACCCATACTCTACCGCCTGCTCCCCGCTAAGTATCCAGTCTTCTTTTACATTCAGTCTACGCTTAAGTATAGCTTTAATCTCTTCGGGTTTCTTACCCTTAAAAGCCGAGCCCTTCTTGCAGCACTTAGTATATATATCATACATTGCATTTTTACTGCGTTTAAGAGCCTCTGCGTTAGATATAAACTGTTTTGTCGTTCCGCTAAGCTCACAAGCCCCTTCGTGGATAACCCACTCACAATTAGCGTGTGTCGCCCTGATACCTTTTCCAAAGACGGCCTGTGGGATTATACTCCCCATCGAAGATGCGGAACCATAGCAGATAAACAAAAACTTGCACTTGCTGGCTATAATCGCATCATAGATAGCTAGTCCGGCGCTCTGGTCTCCACCCACGTTGTATTGATGTATAACAACAGGGTTAGAACTTAAAGATTCAAGCATTACTAGGTTCTTGATAAATGTTACTGCGTCTTTAGAAGACAGTCCATCATCATCTGCTGGAGAAAGGAATATTTCTCGCGTGCTAGACAAAACCCCATAGTCATGCCAATTTGATAGTGCTGAATAATTAGTAGGTCTACTCATGAAACATCTCGTTTAATCTCTTAAAAATACTGCTAGCGACATAGAACCCATTTGTCTTATCTCCACAGAACAAAATATGTACTCCATTCCATATCTGGTATTCCATAAGGGCTTTTAATAAGTACTTCCCTGTGACTTTTCTCTCTGCTATTTTACTTTTTGTAAATTCCGGTCTTGCTTTCTTCATCTCCTCAGAAAAGATAGAGTTCGGATAATTAACCAAATCATCCAAAGTAAACTCACAGATAATGAACTTAAAGGGAAATTCCCTCATTCTTTTCATCTCTTCTCCAAAAGCCTTTTTCTTTTTGCCTAAATTGGTGGCTATTTCTTCCACACTAAACTTTCGCTCCATACAAACCATTTCCTCGAAGCCCTTGAGCGTGTAGTCGCCCGTCTTAAGCGTTTCGACACGCATACCGTCACATCGGTCGGATTTGTTAAAAATCCAGCCACGCTGCTCTCTGGTGTCTTTAATGACGGTATAGTTTGGTATTTTCTTTGCCACCTGTTTAGTGTCTCCGTGTTATTTTTTCACCATACATATTAACCCTACAGATACTGCTCTAGATTCGGGGTCTAAGTTTGGCCACTCACCATCTAGTCCAGACAAGTACTCCGAGGTTTCCCATGTTTCAAGACCTTCTAGATATGGCCTCAACATTGAAGCCTTAACGGATGTAGCTCCATCAAAAGCTCTTGGTGATGTCTCCCAGTCGTGACATGAAAACTTACAACCGCTTTTTACTATATTGTCAAAAAACTTAAAATCTTCTAAATTAAGAGTGGGATCTTCGGGCCCATCAAAGAATAGAAAATCAGGAGAGGGCAAAATCTGACTTGGAAAAATATACTCAAATTCTGAAGAAAACGATAGGAACTTGATAAAGTCCTTATACCTTTCGTTCTGCCCATAAAACTCTCTAGCCGGTCCATTTTGCGGATCTGCGGTTAGAAGAACAGAGTTTTGACACTTGCCCTCGTCCCGCAGTCTAGCCATAGCCTCAGCTATAGAAAAAGTAGAACCTCCTCCTGACCCACCACCGATTTCTACTACCGTAGAGGGCTCACTCGTATAAACCCAATCAAAAAGTTTTTGTCTTTCTAGGTCGGACATCTGGCCCGTAAGCCATTCTGGTAGTTGATGCTCTGCTTCTCTTGGTAAAATGTTTTCCATTACCTCTCCAATAATCCTAATAAATAATATTCGTAGTGTTCTTCTTTACCTGTAACCTCTTTGTGGCAATTATAGCAAAGAGATATTCCATTGCTTACTTCGTATCTCAACGAAGACGCGCTAGCCCATTTTCTAATGTGGTGAACATACAGTTTTTTACGTTTGCCCTTAACACCCTTAGACTTGCACATCTTACAGGTAAACTTATCTCTCTTCAGAACGTCAGTCCTGAACTTCTTGTAGCTTGGGTCTGAGTAGTTCCTCATCTAAATCTCCATCAATCATATTGTGTACTAATTGCTCAAACGAAATTTCAGGCTCCCAGCCAAGCTGGTTCTTTGCTTTGTCTGGAATACCTAATAGATAATCAACCTCTGCCGGTCTGAAGAATTCTGGATCAATAAATACGAAATCTTCCCAGCCACTTATTCCAGCTCTCTCAAAAGCAATATCTAAGAAATCTCTAACGCTATGAGTCTTTCCTGTCGCTACAACATAGTCTTCAGGAATATCTTCTTGTAGCATAAGCCACATAGCCCGCACATAATCTTTCGCGTGACCCCAATCTCTCTGTGCATCTAAATTTCCAAGCCTGAGTTTAGGAAAGCGAGGTGTTGCTATCATATCCATGAACTGTCGTTCTCTTGGCATACTAATGCCCTCTTCCCCAATGCCAAATCTACAGTCATATGGTATTTCGGTGGAATTTTTTTTCTCCCAAGCCAAGAATCTAGCTATCCACTTAGTAATCTTTCTGGTTACGAAGTTTTCTCCTCGTCGCTCGCTCTCATGATTAAACAATATACCACAACACCCAAATATCTCATAGCTATCTCTATAGTTCCTCACAAGGTGGTGCGCAGCTAGTTTGGCGATAGCATAAGGTGACTGAGGAATGAAAGGTGTGTCTTCGTCTTGATATTTTATTGTAGAGCCAACCCCAAGGAGAGTATCCCCCACACTTGGTTCAGTTCCGGAGACTGAGTAATTTTTACCAAACATTTCACTCGAAGACGCTTGATAAAACTTAATTTGTTCCCTTCTAGGACACGCTCTGATCGCTTCTAAGATGTTTAAACATCCAGCGGCAGTTACGTCCCAAGTTAGTGTCGGCTGCTTAAATGAGGTACCTACGTGCGACTGTGCGGCAAGATTATATACTTCATCCGGCTCATGTTTATTAATAATGTCTGCAACACAAAATCCGTCGGTAATATCTCCCTCGACGAGTAAGAAGTTGCGATGCTTTAATTGCTCGCCGATTCTCTCCGTCGTATCCACGCTACTACGTCTAGCGACTCCTACTACCTTATATTTTTTAGAAAGTAGCAAGTCGGCTAAATAACTACCGTCTTGGCCTGTCACCCCAAATATAATTGCGGTCTTCATATTATTTTCCTCCTTTAGTGGTTTCTGCGGACAGAAATGGTTGATCTATCTGTCCATCCTCATATTGAATATACTGTGATAAACGCTCTTTCTCAGCTTCAGTTGCCAAACGCATTTTTTCCATTTCCATTCCTATCTGGCTTCTGAAAGTAGGATCTGATGATATCTGTTTCACCAGCGATGCAAACGTCAGCTTAGAGTCTTCGATTTGTTTAATACGCTGCTCTCTCGTTCCCTTAAGATCTTTAAGCATTATTGCTTTACGTGTCTGGAGATCTTTATAATCCTTAGATAGCGTCTCATGCGCCGCCCTAGCCATAGATACTTGGCGCTCTAGTGACGAGATGTAGTCACGGTCTTGATCCGCAGTATCTTGTTCCTTCTCGACCTGAATTAGGAGCTGCGTCGCCTCAATGTCTGTCAGGTTTTCATTTTGACTCGTTAAGATGCGATTCATTAGAATTTCGAGCTTGATGGTATCCACGATTTGGATTTCTTCTGTGTGAAACACGTCATCTTTGAACTGCGCCCACATCTTTTTGAAGTGGAACTGAAATAAGTCCAATTCTGACTCAGAGAACTGCTTTAATAGTTCGCCCCAGTAAGGTTTCTGTCTGAGTTCCCGATGGGCCTCGACTTCCTTTTTCTGTTTCGCCGAGAACCCTACATTCTCTTCGATCCACGCAGTTATAGACGAAGCACTACGATCAAGATGATCGGCTATGGCCTCTGGAGAAAGAGCCTCGCAATTTTGCTCGATATATTGTGTCTCTTCTACTGAAAAACGCCCTCGCTTCATTCGCCTTCAATTATCTCCCTGATTACTGCCTCTATCTCTGCTTTCCTATTTTTGGATACTGAGACTCCGGCACACAATCTTAAATAGTCCGACCTCATATTTGAGGGTATACTCCTCTTGACTAACTCCATTATTTCGGAATTAGATATTTTGGACAATAAGTCCTCCTCTTCACGAGCGACGCTGAAATTTTCTAAGTTAGCAGGCTCTAGAAGATTCTTTTTCCTCTTCTGTACCTTCTCTGCCTTACCTTCGTCCTGACGAAAGTAGTTATCTCTTTTAAAATTCTTTAATCTATTCGCCATGTGGACAAATAAGAAATTCTCTAAAGGTTTACTCTCATCATATCTTTCAAGCGCCTCCATACCTATAATAAAAGCTTCCTGCTTTATATCTTCAGTAGTATAGAATGCGAACGTGAATTTGTTGGACAGTCTTTCGCTAACCTTAGTAATTATATCAACAACTTCTTGCTCTGACATATTACTAGGTATTTTCAACTATTGAGGCCCCCTCATACGGACCGGAGGATCATCGGAGTCTGGCTCCTGAGCCGAAGCCTCTTCTTCACACTCAGCTTCACACTGAGCTTCACACTCGGCTTCACAAACTTCTTTAGCTTCAACAGCTTCTTCAACTACCGGGATTTCGACAGAAAGCTCTTCGATAATCGCCGCCGCTTCTTCTACAGAGGGGTCTTCGACTTCCAATTCTTCCGCTACTGCATCTTCTAGCTCTTCAGAGGCTCTGGCTACGAATTCGGATTCAATTTCTTTTGGTTCATCTTTATTACTTGGCATGGGAACTCCATTTTATCTGTGTTAAAAGTGTTACAATTGTATACAACATTGTAGGTGTTTTGTAAATAAATATACACATAAAATAAGTCTTTTTACAAAAACCTACGGAAATAGGTATAGATATTTAAAATTAGGGCCTAAATGGGTCTGTAAATATTAGCATGAAAAACATAAGGGGCGATTTTAGTAGTGGAGTTTAATATAATTATTAACCATATGGGAATAAATAATGAGTGTGAATCCCTATAGACCTCCTAGTTATGATCCTAAAGACTATAAGACACTAGACTTGTCAAAATTTATGGTTGGGTGTGCGATTTTTGCAATTATATCTATGATATTTATATCTCACCCATTTTTTGTAGCTATAGTGGATGCTGTGCGTGATATACCAAGACTAAAATACTAAAGGAGTAAAATTATATGATTATTGTAAACTATAGTGGAGGTCTCGGTAACACATTGTTACAATATTGCCTTGGCAGAATCCTTGCCAGCCGCATGGGATTTTACCTTGACAACAGGCCAATAAACGGATTTCTTGGAACGAGAGAGTTGGTTGATGGGGACTGTATGTCTCCACGTAAAGTTCAACAATTCAGTAGTCAGACAAGCAGATGTCTCGTTGAGGCCATAGCAAAGGGTTATGGAAATGTTGTGATTAGATCGGACTCAGACTTTAATATGGACAAAGCGATAAAGATTAAGGATGCTGCGATAGCTATCGGCCCTATGGCGTTCTTTCAAAAATATGAATACTATAAACCATATAAAAAACAGATTAGACAGTGGCTAAAAACAGAGTATAAAGATGTTGGTCAAACTAAACACGACGCCATTATACATCTTAGGCTTGGTGATTGTATACTGGGAGACCTAGAAGAGAACCCGTATGTAATGCCGACAGAATACTTCCATAAGGCTTTGGAGTCTATGTCTTTTGACAGACTTTACATTTGCTCTGATCCAGAAACAATAGACCATCCAATGTTTCACAAATACATGGAAAGCCTTGACAAGTACAGCCCTGAGCTGGTTGCTGGAAGCACCATAGAAGACTTTAATACAATAAAATCTTTTAACAAAATAATAATGTCACAAAGTACCTTTTCTTGGTTTGCCGCGTTTTTATCAAGCGCTTCTGAGATATTTGTTCCGGTTCCAGAAGGAGGGGAGCATGTAAACGAGTGGAGTATAGAAAGTCCGGGAGTATCTCTATTTGTGGATGACGAAAAAAGGTATAAATATATAAAACAATATAAAGACGAGTGGAAGCTTGTAAACCTACAGGACATAGAAGAAAGATAAAATGTCAGAAAAACAATTTTACAGTAAAGAATACTGGTACGATAGCCCAGAAGAGCATTCGGATGTAGACAACTACGGAAAAAACTATTACGGATATCAAATACTTGAAAAAGTTATCCTTCAGCTTCAGGACATTCCTAAAGACGGATACATAGTCCTGCTTGGCACAAACAGATGTGTTGCACTTGATTTATTGTGCGATCACTTTGGCCGAGATAGATGTATTGGTTATGACTTACATAATCCAATCGGACATGACTGCGTAATCGAGAAGGATTGCATGGAGCTTTCCGAAGTGGACAACATACCAATAGCTTTCTGCCATAATGATCTCGGAAGTTTTCCTAAAACACCAGAGCTAAAAATTTATGGGCAAAAATGGGCAGCTAAGAATATTATTAAGGGAGGATACTTCTTGGGAAGAAATAATCTTAATTCTGCTAAGTTCAAGTCAGAAGAGCTTATGCACGACATGGGTTTTGAAAACCTTCACTTCAAAGATATTCAAGACCAATACAATATGAAAAACTTTGATCCATCGTGGATTGAGGGTCACATGCTATCGAGGAGAAAATAATGAGCGTAATCAGCACTTATGACACTGACAATTATAACTTTTGTGGAGAGGTTGAAAAGATATTTGGCGTTCCGCAAGGGGGGCTACATAATTTACACGAGCTTAGAAGCGACTTGATGCCGCCAGATAAGCTTAACTTTGACAACGAAACAAGGACAGATTTTCACTCTACATTCTATGGTGCCTTAAATTCTGACAAAGGGGACGATGTAAAGGCGGTCTACGAGGCTTTTATTAAGAACGTGGTTGCCCCAATGTTCGAAGGGTCATTCGTCTACCAGACTTTCCCCAGCTTCAGGGTGCACATACCAAACGATCAGGCCATTCACAAGTGGCATCACGACTCTGATGAAAATCACAACCATCCAGACTGGGAGATTAACTTTCAGGTCGCCCTCACTAAAATGTGGGACTCTAATGCAATGTGGTTAGAATCAGTTCCCGGTCTAGGCGATTTTAAGCCAGTAGAAATGGAAGTGGGAGATTACACTATATTCTATGGCAACAAATGTATCCACGGAAATAAAGAAAACAAAACAGGCAGGACTAGGGTTAGTATGGACTTCAGGGTATTGCCTTATGATAAATACGATGAGTCTGCGGCTAAAAGCTCCGCTACGGCCAGCAGAAAGTTTGTGCTCGGAGATTACTATAGATTATATGAATGGAGAAAATAAAAATGAGTTATATAAAAAACTGGGAGGGTGATGGAGACTATCTTGAGGCCGTTCAAAAGGCTGTTAAAGACGGACTAGGGGAGTTTAAATCAGATCCGAGATATAGGGGCATATTAGAGCATGTTAGTCTCTCAGAGTTTAATGGGTGCTGTGGCCTACTTAGAGACAAAAATATTAGCGATGAACTACTAGAAAAGTTTAAAGAGAATGACACGATAGGTGGTGGCGAAAAACGGGAGAGCGAACTATTCAAAGGGTCTATAGGTACGGGTACAGTGAAATACATGGCCATAGCCCATCAAATAAAAGAATTGGTTAAAAATAAAAAAAATATTAAAGTTTTAGAAATAGGTGGTGGTTATGGCGGACAAATAAAAATACTGTCAGATTTGATTGACATATCTGAAGTTTACATGGTAGACATTCCAATAGTTTTAGAGCTTCAAGAAAAATACTTGAGCCACCATGCAATACAAATTACCAAAATTTGCCCAGACGAAGTTCAACCGTGGTATGATTTTAAGTTTGATTTGGTTATTAGTAATCACGCCATTTGCGAACTGCACCACGACCTACAGGACACCTATTTGCCTCTTGTCCGAAATAGTGAAAGTGGATACATATTGTATCATGATATAGATTCTTGGGGCGGATCATATTCGATGGATGAATTCACAGAAAAAATAGACAAAAAATACAACGGAGGTCGGTACCACGACTCTCCTATTATAGAGTGGTAAAATGTATAGTCCATTAAAAAAAACTATCTCGTCCCTAGAAAAGGACGGATACATCATTAACGACCCTTGGGATATTGTGGAGGCGTTTGAACACAAGGTTGCCAAGTATGCGGGTAGTAAGTATGCTGTTGCAACAGACAGTTGTACCAATAGCCTTTTTCTTTGCCTCAAGTATCTCAATGCAACCGGCAAGGTTAAAGTTCCTAAAAAGACATACCTGTCTGTACCTCAAAGCGTTATACATGCTGGGTGTGAAGTCGAGTTTACTGACCTTGAATGGTCTGGAGCTTATCAGCTAGATCCATATCCGATTATAGATGGTGCTACAAGATTCACTAAAGATATGTATGTTAAGGGGTCATACCAATGTCTATCTTTTCATATTAGAAAGATATTGCCAATCGCTAAAGGGGGAATGATACTAACAGACGATGCGGAAGCCGTTGACTGGCTTAAGCTAGCTGAATACGAAGGAAGGGACAGGCGTGTACCCCACGATGAAATGCCTGAGCCAACGATAGTGGGATGGAACATGTATATGCCTCCTGAGCAAGCTGCTCGTGGTATAGAACTATTTGACAGGACAAAAGAAAACAATGATGATTCGGGAGGATCATGGAAATACAAAGATATATCTAATTACGAGATTTGGAGCTAAAAGGGGCGAGGTGGGGGCCAGTCGAGAAGGATTAGCTAATACATTGATATATTTTATGTTACTTTTCGTTTACACCACCACGGGGCAAACACAAACAGGCAGCTACTTTTCTACTGAACAAACAACTACCCTGACCTACTAGGGCGGCCGCCGACGGGGGCACCTTTCCCCCCACGAGGGGGGTAAAAAGTATTTGGGATTATTCTGAGAAAATGGTTGATTTGGGCTTGTGTGATTAAAGAATCTGTGCTAAAATGACGATATTAATAGTATAAGAGTTAAACAAAGGACAACAAAATGTTTACAGTAAAAAAAGAACTACGATTTAACGGTGTTCACAATCGCTACTTAGTTGAACGGTTGCAAGGTGTTCGATATACTATTCACGCATCGCACGCTAAGTTAAACATAGGCGATAAGTTGAATGTAATTAGCCCTATCGCTAATAGTAACGATAAAAAATACTTGCTAAAAAGATATAATTAATTAACGATTGCTATTGACACAATGACCCATTTAGTATATAATTTAAGTATGACAAACAACGATACAAACAACAAAGGAAACAACGATATGATTAATGCAACACACAACGTAAGAGTTATCAAACACATTAACGGTAACTATGATACATACGCCAACTTTACTACAGTGCAAAATGCACTACATCATATGCGACGTATGAACTTCGCTAGTGATAGCTGGTATATCATTGATGCTAACGACAATCGTCTTAAGCTAGACGCCAATGATAAGTTAGTTGTGTTCAATAGTTTAATCGGACGCTAATAGGGCTTGACAAGTAACAGCATATAGTATATAATACTAGTATGACAAACAACAACATTCCAATGAAAGGGAATACAATGAGAGTTTCAGATTTAGAGTTTACTACCGAAATGTCTACCAGCACATGGGCTGGTCATAGGGTTGAAATGCCCAAGACTGACGCACTGCGTTATGTTAGCAGTAATGAAGCTGCTGCTGATTTCATCGAGTCGTTCGGTGATGTTGAAATCGTGCTTGATGAGAAGTACGGACACTATGCCGTACCAGCGTTCAAGGTAGAGCGTGATGAGTACTGTAAGCTCAAGCAAGCCCACTGCGAGATATACGGCAGTAACTAGCGGGTAGTAGCTAACCTATCCCTGCTATAGGGAGGCTAACCAGTACACCCACTAATGGGGGGTAGGGCGCCCCGGCCGCTCACCCCCTACAAGGGGGGTAAAAATACTTAGTATTATTTCTATAAAATGTATCATTTACTCTTGACAAATTAAAGTTATTACGTTATAATGACGATATAAGTAATAGAGAATTAAGTTATTAAGCTAATAAAATAAATGAATAAAACTTCAAATAATAATCAAATTGCTCTTGACAAAATGACAAACATAGTATATAATACAGGCATAAGAAGTTAAGACATTAAACGAAAGAGAATACAATGACAATAAGCAAAGCAATCAACTACATCACATACGCAAGCAATAGCAACGTTGCACCTAATGGCATCAACCAACAGCGTTGGAATGGTATCGTTAAGTTCATCAAGAAGAACTATGCTTGGCACATCAATCAAAGCTCAACAGATACACTACACTAAACACTAACGAAAGAGAGTTTACTATGCCATTAACACCTAGCGAATTACTAGCAATGGTAGCATCAGTACAATCAGATGACTACGACCAATACGAAGCTAACTGGGAAGAACTAGAAAGCGATGACGGACATATAGAATTATATGAAGATTAGGGCTTGACATATACTAGCGTATAGTATATAATATAAGCATACTAAACAACTCAACGAAAGAGAGTAACACAATGAAGACAACTGAAACAAACATCTTAAACGTAGTATACAACAGTCATCGTA